ATCTAGGATCTACAGTCTCATCACCTTTGTCATTTGAGACAATCATTACATCGTCTAGTTTTAACCAAGGGTGATGGCATAGAAATTTTTGTAGTTCAGAGTAACGAAGATCATTCATAAAATCGTTACCTAGCAACGGGTTTCCCGAAAAATGTATTAAGTTTAAAATTATTTTCATTTTTTCCAATTTTTCCCTTGACAAGTCGGACTTTACCGTATATAATCTGGTATGTCCAGCTTTCAGAGAGTAATATATTAAGCTAGTGCTTAGTTATATTCCCACTCATAATATCCAGCAACTCTCTCCGACTTATCTTCTCTTTCCCTTTTTCGAGGGTGTCTTTCAAGTTCTTCATATCTTTTTTTAATTTAAGGTCTTCTAATTTTTCTTTTTTAATCTGGTCAATTTTTCGTTTTGTATACCCATAATATTCAATTAAATTAGAGTCGGCTTTAGCGATTGTTACTAGTCTGTCTCTGTGAATTGAAAACATATTGTCCGAGGAATGGACAATCCACTCAACTAAAGATATTTGGTCTATGATGTTTCCCATCTCACCAACATCTGTATGAGTTCTTACTTCTAATGGTTCGATTAGTCTAACGAATTTTGAATCATCTGCAACTGATAGATAACAGCATATCTGTTCACCTGAATCGATTTTGACAATTTTTAAATCTTCTGGCGTCATATAACTATTTATCTTTCTTAAACTCCAACAATATACAATGTGTGCCACCTAATTGTTCTTGTATATCGTAGTTTATTAGAGCCTTTTTCATTAATAATTCTAAATTAAACACACCTTTATTATTAAATGTTTTGTTCTTATCTCTATGATTATCACCACCAATATAATCGTGGAATACAACCTTAAAGTTCTTTGTAGTTCTTTTCAATATTTCGTCACAATCTATATCATTGAGTTGACCATCAATAAACAGAAAGTCAAAGTTAGCATGATCAGTAGATTTCCACCACTCATTACTTGTACAATTATATCGTCTTGCATTTAAACCATGGTACAAGAAAATGTCATCTTTGTCAATGGTATGTAATCTTGCACCACATAATGCTAGAGCTGCGGTAGACTTACCAGTGCCAGTGCCAATCTCTAAAATTTTTGTCGCACCTCTGGATACATCTAATAAAAATCTAAAGTCTTCGTCTGATATCATTTAATCCTAAAGTATTTGTCTGTATCAAATTTTTTAGATAAACCAAATACTACTAACTCTCCTACACCTTTGACATCATGCATAAACTTAGTATGATGCAATGCCATAATATTATTACCTGACAATGTTTTTGAATCCAATATCTTTTCTGGAAAGTTGTGATCATGTAAAGTAACAGTGAGTTCACCTCTTGGCACCATAAAAATAACTGCGCTTTCTAAAGTACCTGGATCAATGTGTGGTCCTTGTAAATCTACAAACCCCTCATAGTAATCCCATACACCCATGTATGGAAACTCATCGTCAAACATTGTCTCTAATTCTTTTCTCATCTCAGCTGTATATTCGCTAAAATCTTCTCTCTTTTCATAGATATTCCACCACGTGCCATCTGACGTTTGTTTATTCTCATCGATAAACTTTGGTAGATTAAATTTTTCTATGTTATATTCTTGTACCGTACACCAATTATACATTTGCAAAATACTCCTCAGGAACCATATCCTTATCTGCCCCAAAAACTAAAAGATCACCTTGACCTTCTACTGAATGAGGATACACTGTGTTATTCAATGCAATGAGACCTTCTATATCAATCGTTTCAACAATCTTAGAATTTTCTTCATCTTTTTCATGTAAATGTAATTTAAAATTACCAGAGATTTTGGCAACTACTGAACCAGTGTGTTCACCACCAGCATCTGTATGAATAGGACAATGAGTAAACTTCTCATCAAATCTCCATATACAATCGACAGGAGATTCATCTTCAAGTTTTAATCCAGTTGTTTCTGTGATTGATTTTTTAAGACTACGAATGTTTTGTAATACTGCATAATCAACAACATCAAACAATCGTTTTCTTTTTTCTCCTAATGGTGGAATAGTCCACATCTTAGAATTTGCCACTGACTTGTAAGTCCAGAAAGGTTCGTGGTCAAACTGTTCAGTATATTCATTACACATTACTTTCAAGTCGTCTTTCATATTATAATCAAATTTTTTATACCACAACATAATACTATTTATTTGAGTTCTACGTTATGTATTTCGTAGTTAAATTGTTCTTCGTTGTATATCTCAACTCTTTTGGCGAAGTGATCTAGTGTGAAATTTTTGTAAGAGCCGATAGAAAGGTCATCAGCGATATCATAAACTGTAGCGCTTTGTTTTTGTTCTCCAAGTCTTAACCCACGACCTATAGATTGTAATATTCTTATAGGGCTTTTGCTAGGGCTACTAAAAATAATGTTGTGTAGATTACGAATATTGATACCAGTGCTGAACGTCCCATAAGAAGCGACAATAATCGTGTTGTCCAACTTTTCGGTAATTGCTCGTATTCTTTCTCTGTCACTTGTCTCTGTTCCTCCATAAACAAAAAATACCTTTCTTCCATCATTTGCTTTTTCAACAATCTCATCGTAGAGAGGTTTACCATGCTTTTCTACGTACTGAAAAAGAATAAGAGTATTGCCAGTACAGGTACTGAGAGCGAGATTGCGAATAAAGTTGTTTCGTACTCGTTTCCCAACAATGTGCTCCATTTCTTCCAGATACGTTGCGCCTTTGATTTGCCGTCTATCTTTTTCATTGTGTTTTAAAACCAAACATTTAATTGTTAATTTACTTAATTGATTTTTGTCAATCAGTTTCTTAGTAGAAGTAGCACGATAGACAGTTCCAAAAAGACCTTCTAACACTAACTTATGCGTCTTAGTACCGTCAAGGGTACCAGTCGTACCAATACGATACTTCGCATTATTCAAAGCAGTCATTATAGTCGTCAATGACTTTGCCTTGAAGTTGTGTGCCTCGTCACCGATCACACAGTCAAATTGTTGGAAATAGTCTTTATCTAGTGTCGCCAGACTTTGCCAAGTTGAGATTACTACATCTTTAACAACGTCTTTATCATAACCGTGATAAATTCTATGACAGTATTTATCAACTTCCCAGCCGTAATCTGCAAAATCAGAATACATTTGTTCAACTAAACTTGTTGTCGGTACAATGATTAGAGTTTTACGATTTGCCATTTGATGAAATCGAACAATCGAATATATGATTAATGATTTACCAGAGGCAGTCGGCGATAGTAATAATAGTTTGTGTCTCTTTAAACACTGATAGATTGCTTGTATTTGATAATCTCTTATCTCAATATCTTTACCTTGTGACTGTGGTTTCAGAGACTTACAGAAACCCTCAACGTCTTTCATATCAATTTTAGTAGAAGAATATACATCTTTACCTTGTACAACTTCTAGTTCATTCTGTTCAGCAAACTTGTGAATATATGCAAGTAATCCACCATAGACTTTACCAGTCTTTTTGTTGTATAGACGTATCTTTCCATCCCATACCCTATTACGATATGCTGGAGAAAAACGAGCCCCAGGTACCTCAAAAGTAAAAAACTCTGAGAGTTCTGCAGCTATATGAGGTTCACATCTTACTTTGATGTAAACTTCATCAACTTTTTCTATACTGAGCCTTGAGTGAATTTCTTCCATTCGATTGCGTTCTTTATATTAAATGTTCGATTGTTGATGTTTCGTATAACACCTTCAATATAATTAATGATCGTTCTAAGATAAACAACTTTTTGAGATTGTTTGATTAACTCAGGATCTGCCTTAATATACTTATCGACATCTTGTCTTAATACTTTGATGTCAAATGGTTTCTCTTTGTAGACACTTTCTGGTGCCTTACCAGTATAATACTCCCATTTATCTTTTGCAAGTACATCGTAATCATCTTCCGCTTTCTTTAGAAGTAGTGAAAATTTAGATTGATATTTAAGATACTTTGCATGAATGATTGGAGTACGAACGGATTCCATATCCAGTTCAGTATCATCAATCTTCAAATCTTTTGATGCTTCTTCTTGTAGTTTTTCTAAATCCATAATCTATACATTATATCAGGAAACACTATAAAAGTCAAGTGGTTTTATAGTATTTTTATAAATTCTTGTTCTCTATCAAAAAACTTATAGTCAATTTTAGTGGGTTCCATTACATCTAAATGATCGAATACTCTCTGAGGTTCAAAATCTTTGCAACTGTACACGTCAAATTGTACTAAAGATGGTGATTTTTCATCCCAAATATGCAACGCAATATGACTAGTTTCGATTACTGCAAACGCAGTAATTCCTCTGTTGCCTTCCATTTTACAATAACTAGCCACTGGTCCATACATTTCTTTCATTTCTATTTTCTTAATCAGACTTCGTAAGAATTTACGAGCCTTCCCTTTATTGATTATAGGCTTGTTGACTTCCGCACGTATTACACAATGTTTATGTTTCATAATTAAGTTTATTTAGTATTATAATTTTTTAAATTCGTAATACTTGTATCCAAATGTTACATCTGCTTTTAGATATGCGACCTCTGTATCTTCTGTTGTGAGTTGTACCGCACTAATTGTTTTAGGAAAGATATCTCTAAATCTTACTTCTAGTGTCGGGTTGTTCTTTGAAGTTAATAATGTTAATGTTGCGTCTGAGTAGATCGCACCATCAGGTGTTGCTGGTAGTGTTTTACCAATCTCTGTTTGTATACCTCTACTTTGAGATAATGGCATCACATCTTTGTTTTCATTTA